CTTTTGCTGCTTCCGCTGCCGCAACGCTTGCCTCACGAGCATCTTGCGCCGCCCAGATTTGGGTTTGCAAGCCACGCAGCGTTTCATCTATTGACGCAAGCTCTAATTCACGGCGCTGAACCAGTGCCTCTGTTGAGTTGCCCAGTGCTTCAAGCAGGTCAATTTCTAACGAGCGGCGGTCACGGGCCAGCGATATTGCCGCTTCAGCAATGCGCTGCGCTTCTTCCGCAGCCTTTTGCTGTGCTTCAGCAAGTTGCTGCGTAGCTATAGCGGCATCTTGTGCTGCCCAGATTTGCAACTGTAGACCACGCAATGTTTCATCAATGGCTTCCAGTTCCATGACACGGCGTGCGGCAAGGGCTTCAGTGGAATTACCCAGTGCGTCCATTAGGTCAATTTCAAGCACCCTACGGCGCTGCGCCAAGTCAAGCGCATCTTGTGCAACCTTCAAGCCTTCTTCAGCTATCTTAGCAGCCTCTGCATCAGCCGCAGCCTTTGCCTGTGCCGCCCAGATTTGCATCTTGATGGCGACAAGGCTTTCATCTATTGCTTCAAGTTCAATAGCACGCCGTGCAGCTAATGCCTCAACAGCGTTGCCCTGTGCTTCAAGCAACTGGATTTCTAATTCACGGCGGTCATTAGCAAGCTTGGCAGATGCTGCCAGTTGACGCGCATTTTCTTCTGCCGCCACCTTTGCGGATTGAGCAGCGGCATCGCTAGCAGCCTTTGCGTCTTGCGCTGCGTAGATTTGGTTTTGCAATGCACGCAAGCTTTCATCCATAGCCGCCAGTTCAAGCGTGCGCCTCGCAGCCAAAGCGCCACTTGCGTTGCCCTGTGCCTCCATTAGCTGTATCTCCATTGAGACACGCTTGTTCTGGATGTCCTGCGCGGCCTTTGCAGCCTTCTCCGCTGCATCTGCGATGGCTTTAGCATCCGCTAGTTGCTTATCAGCAATTTCGGTTTGTGCGTCAGCAACCTTCTTAAATGCAGGGGCAAGTTGTAGCAGTGCGAAATAAGCTTCCTGTCCCGCCGTTGTGGTCAGGTCAAGGCCAAGCACAGCCATCTTAAATTGCTCAATGGTCGCAATTGACGATAGACCAAGGCGCTGTAATTCGTCAGCCACAGCTTTTGTAATAGGAGCAAGTTGCTCTGCTTCTGTTAGAAAATTGTCGCGGAAATAATTGGTTTGCTCAACAAATTGGTCAAGGCTTTCAAACATTTGCACCAATGCGCTGCGTGCAGCTACGCTTGCAATGCCGACAGCACCAAATTCTTTCCCAATAGAGCGCAGCGCAACGTCAACAACTTGATACTCACGAGCTACCCGTGCAAAAGTTTCAAACAGACCCTCGCCAATTTTCTGCATTTCGGTCAGCGATGGTAGCAATGCGCCAGCCATTTGGTCGCCAACCTTAGAGAATATAGCGTTAAGCTGTTCTTCAATTTCCTGACCTGTCAGCCCTGACAAGCTTATCTTACCAATGCTTACTTGGAAGTTATCAAGGATTGCCTGTGCGCCATCCAAGCCAATAACCGCAGCGCCGTCAATTAAGCCCTGACGCAAGCTTGCGACAACGCCAGTAATGGAATTGCGAACGTCTTGGTCAATAGAGCCTGTAGAAGTTTGATAGCTTGTCTTAGTGCTGCCACCAATGCCAAGGAACCCAGACTTCTTTTTAACCTGCTCAACAACCTGATATGTGTTGCCACTAACGCCGCCAGCAATAATTTCAGCAATCGACGAAGATACAATGTCAATGCCAAGGTCATGCAGTTCGCGGGTTGTGCTGGATGCAAACATACCAAGCACGCCGCCAGAACCTGTTTTACCAAGGCGTTGACCAGATGTGTCAAACATACCGCCGCTGACAGATATTTGCTTGGCAACATTGTTGGACAGGTTAGCCATGTTGCTTTGAATAGAGCGCAGCGACAACAGCATTTGATTGCTATATTCAAGGTCGCTGTTGCTGTTTGAAGCCATGATTTCAAGCGCACGGTTAATGCTGTCAGACTTCGCAGTGCTGTCACCTAGCACGCTGCCAGCGCCTTGCTGCGCTTGCATTGCCTCTGCGTCTGGAATGCTTGGGGTAGGAACGCTACCGCCCTTGCCGCCCAAGCTTGCCATGACGCCAATCATCGCAGCCACAATCGGGAATGCATAAATTCCCAGTTGGCTAAACATCTTGGATGCGCCAGATGCCGTTTGCGCCGCAGTCTTAGTTGCCTCTGTAGCAACAGTGCTGGTCGCTTCAGCCGTGTTCATAGCCATAGCCTTCAACGACATGGCAAATTCAAATGCGCGGAATGCGGTTTCTGCCGCTTGCATTACCTTATAGCCGACAGACTTTTCTTTAAAGAAGCCCTTGGCGGATGAAGCTAGGTTGCCGTAAAGGTTAATTTCGTTACGGAAAGACTTTTGCTGCAACATAGTGCGCTCTGCTTGGGTCTTGCCTTCCTTCTGCATAGCCTTGGCAAGAAGCTCTTGGCGCTTGGCAAAGTCATCATACACATTGACCAACCCGCCTACGGCCTTACCTGCATTGCCAAAAACGCCATCAAGGTCGATGTCAAAGGTCATGTCTTTGACTTCTTCCATAGCATCTGCAATTTCTTTTAGGCCATCACGAACCTTTTCAAGACCTGCTTGCTTTGTGGCATTGGCAATAAATTTCTCAAACGCATCAGAGCCTACTTGATAGCCCAAAGCCAAAGCCTCAAAAACAGCGGCTTGCTTTATTGCTTCTTCAGTGGTTAATTTCATCAAAGCAATTTCATTGGTCAAAGCGGTTATGCGCTTTTCTTGCTCATCTGTGACCTTGCCCTGTGAGCTAGCAGCAACGGCAGCTAGATACTTTTCATATTCCGCCGTGCCTTCAACTAATTGGGCATTTTCCAGCGCACGCACAGCTATGGCCCGTTCGCGCTCTTGGGTGTTTTTGCCAATCAATGAATTTTCAAATAGCAGGTCAGCCAGCGTGCCTTTGATAAAGTCATCCCGCTTCTTCTGGTTATCCAGCAACAGCTGCGCGGCATCATTTGCCTTGCCCTGCATAATAATATTGGCAGCAAGACCATCGCGGCCAGCGTCACGCGCTTTAGCAGCTTGCTTTTCATACTCTGTATTGAAGTTAAGATATTTGCCTGTCTCAACTAAGCCCTTGTAATAATCCATTAAAGCGTCAGTTGCTTCTTTGGTCTTCTTCTTTTTGTCATCTAATGCTGTGTTGCTAGTTGCCAAGCCCTGCTCACCAAGGTCTGTAGCCGCTGCGTTAGCTGCATTTGATGCTGCGCCAAGGTTTGCCAAAGCGACAACGCCATTGCCGACCTGCTTTACAAAGCCGCCGACATAATCTTTTTTGAAGGCAGCGCCAAAAGCATCAGTAATATCTTCGCCAACAAAAATGGCTTTTACAGCGGCCCAAAGCCCTGCAAAAATGCCAATTTGTGTGTTAATATAATTTTTGATGAATGTGCCGATTGCGGAGAATACGCTATCAAAAACACCTCCCAGCCATTCTAACTTAGGCGCGATAGAGCCAATCGCGGACGCCCAGCCGTCACGGAATATCTTAGTGACAAAGGCAACGCCACGCTTGATTAATTCAAATACGCCAAGGAATATGTCGCCAAAGCGCACGGTTTGCCCCGCGACCTGCACCTGTGCGTCACGGTTAGCATATAGCAAGGTTGTTACAGCAACGAGCGCCGTTGCAACTGCCACGAATGGGTTTGCCATCATAGTGGTAGTCAACGATTGAAATGCGCCCTGTATCATTTTTAGACCTGCGCTAAAAATAGCAGACGCAGTGCCTGTTGCTCCCAATGCCATTTGCAAGGAAATTACGGAGCGAATGTAAGAGGCAATAAAGCTTATGCCCATGCTTGCTTTAAGAGCGACAAAGGCAACGCCAACAGCACCCGCAGCTACAGCAAGCACATCCAAATTATTCGCTAGTAGGGCAATCAAGGCGGCAAGGTTTCTGGTAATGCCCAGCGTCTCGTTTGCGCTACCAACAAATTGCGTCAGGGAATTGCGTAATACTGTCATGGACTGCCCAAAGGTCATAGGCATTTTTGCCGCTTCAACCTCAACGCTATCCTTCATCTTCATAATGGCGTTAAATACTTCAGCGCCTGTCAGCTTTCCTTGTGCGCCCAGCTTACGCAATTCGCCAACAGTAATGCCCATACCTTCAGCAATCATGGTTGCTACGCGAGGCATACCCTCCATAACGGAATTAAGTTCATCGCCACGCAGCGTGCCAGATGCGAACGCTTGGCCTAACTGCATCAACGCGCCAGATGCTTGAGCAGAGCTAGTGCCAGAAACCAACAAAGCTTTATTGATGCTGTCAGTTACAGTTAAAACGCTCTCTTGGCTAACGCCCAGCGCCTTGGTTGAACGAGCCAGACGCGCATAAAGGTCAACAGTTCCTTCATAGCTTACACGGCTATTCTGCGACATTTCAAATAGGCGGGTTTGCACGGCAGCTAGTTCAGCGGAGCTACTGGTAACCAACCTAATTTGGCTCTGCATATTGGTAAAGCTATCAGCCATTGATATAAGTTCACTAGCTAATAGTCCAAAGCCAAGACCAGCTAGAACGCCACGCAAGCCACCAAATGCCCGACCAAGGCCATTGGTCTTTTGCTCTGTGCCAGCAGCGGCATTCCCTAAAGCATTAAGGTCAGTAGTTGCCGTTTTGACTTCGCGGCTATCGACGCCAACTCTTAGGGTTGCTAAATCTGCCACGCTATACCTCGCTGAATGGTGATTGCTTATAGCGCAAATTTACGCCCTTGTCTTGCCCACATTGATTTTATCCGACCAAGAAGCCATTGCTTCAGCAATTTTCTGCCGCCGTTCTTCTGTCATGATAGATGGGTCAACCCAAGGTGGTGGGCAATGGGCATCGCTGGCTTGCCCTAGCATATATGCATATTCTTTGGATAGCGTGCGGATAGCCTTGGCTTCCCACGGTGTTAGGCTAATGCCTTGGTTGTATTGCCACGCAACAAGGTCAACATCATCAATGCCAATCTGCCCACCCATACCAGACGGTTTAGAAGGGCCAACCTCAAATAATATTTCAAGCAAGTGAGCGCCAGCCTCAATTTGAGGCATGGCGTCCGACTTGGTTTCGCGTCTTGGGCGCTTTGCCTTTGACGGTATTGTGTTTAGCCAAGCTGCGTGCTTGACGAACGTAGTTAATTGTTCAATCGTTTGCGCGAAAAAAGTTGGCGCGATTGCCAACAAACTCCTGCACCTGTTCTTTAATCCACGACCAATCAGCATAGACGGTGCGGACATTTGCGGGTGTGCAATCAAGTGTTTTGCCGTCAAGCGTAAAGCCAGACCATTCGGTTGTCAGCTTGACCAAATCGTCAATGCTATCTTCCGAAAGCTTTTCAGCATCAAGGTCAAGAGCCTTTTTGCCCTTAGCCATACGGTTCAAAGCAGCCTGTTGCTTGCCCATTTGAAGCTTGCGGTAAACCTTGCTGTCTTGTCCAAGCAAGGTAATCGTCATGCCCTCAATTACTTCCTCTGTTTCGGGATGCACAATATTGAGAACAGCGCCATCGTCAGCCATTACTGGCTTCAGCGAATTTAAGTCAAAAGACATATTAAAACTCCATCCGATGCGTCCGATTAAAGTTCTCCCCTGCCGTAGTCGGACGCAGCCACGGCAGGGAAGCTTTTATGTCGTTAAACCTTAACGACCGAATTGTCGATTTCAAGTGTAACTTCTGCCATCGTGATGGCGTCAGCGTTACCGACATTCGTTTTGTAGGACATAACCTGTGCAGTGAAATACTGGATTTCGCCAGTAACCAAAGCAACCTTAACCGAAACCTGTGCGTCAGCACCAGCGGCGGCTTCACCAGCGGCTTGCAACGCGCCTTGGCCCGTATCGGCAGCCGACAGTGCCATCGTCAATGTTACCGAACCATAGTTCAGCGACCCACGGCGCTTTGCAACGATACCCGTGCCAAGTGGCGTGTGGGTAGCAAGTGCAGCTTCTGCGCCGAACGATGGCAAATCAGAAAGCTCACCGCAAGGCAACCAAGTAAGAGCAGCAAAACCCGTTGCGTCATAAGTCGCAGGGGCAGTGGCAGAAACGGAAACTACCGTGCCTACCGAAGAAACAATATCAGACATTAAAAACCTCCATGCATGAAGAAACTCGAAAAAAACCTTTTGCGAATGATAAAGCAATCACCGCAAATCGCGCCTCATGTTATCAATAGCAATTCTAACCATACCATCTTTTGCTTGGTCTGACCATTCCTCAAATTCAAGCCTGTAAATATATGGTAAATTGTTACTAATCCTAAAAATGTTGCCTGTCGCCTTAGCAATGTCTGGCATCGCACGGTTAATAGCAACGCCGATTGCTGCATCTTTGCTTCCAGAATACTCTGTCGTAGCGTCTGATGCAGAATTTATAGACGTAAACCAGTTGGCCCTTGCCCTGCCAGTATCGACGGGCGTGCCTTGGACAATATCAGTTAGCAGGTTAAGGCATATTTCACGCACAACCTTGTCAGCATTGCCTTCAGCCTTCTTGACAAACTTGGTTATGTCCAGAGTAAAGTTGCTCATATATAGGAGCGATACGATACGGAAACGGGAACGACAAACCTATCGCCAGACATAAAGCCCACAGCTTGCGATGTGGATTGAATGGTCACTGTGACGCCCTGATAAACCAGCCTGTCGCCACGAACAAACGCAGCGGCCACAGTATCAGCCGTTGAGCGTGCTATGCCCTTACCAGCGTCCGCAGGGGCATAGACAAGCACTTGATAGATGCCGCCATACTCATCAGATGCTTGGCTTGCGAAGCCCATTGCAATTGTTTCTCCCGAAATAAGTTTTTCAGCAAGATACACCTGCCCAGCCGTAGGCTTGAAACGTGAGTTTTCCCATGCCGTAGGCAGGTTTAATGTCGCCAGTTGTGTTGATAAGGCAGCGCCAATTTTAGTAAGGCTCATCGAACGGCTCCGCAACTTGCATATCTACTGCCACTTTTTCGCCATTATCCAGCAAAAGGATATAGGCCAAGACTTCGCCGTTAGTGCTATGCAGGACGCTATCTAGCGTGCCTACATTCCAATCACAGGGGAACCAAACGCGAGAGCCTATTTGCATTAGTTTGCCCTTATCTGACAAATGAAAATGATGTTTGCGCCAGATAAACGAACCGACTTAATATCCATAATTCGATATGTTGTGCCGTCTATAGCTACCAAGCAGCCCACAACAGGCACTGGAGTAATCAATTCAAGGATAAGTCGTATATCACCCGCTTGAATTACGACCCCATCTATTTCCTTTGTGTGGTAGGCAGACGGGTAGCCTACAGCGTTTACCGTGCTTGTGGTGCTGCTACCAATGTCAGCGCCAGTGATAGGGTCATACTCTGCCCAATCTGTAAAGGTCACAGTTAAAGGCTCACCGTATTGGGCAAGCAAGCGTGCAGCGGTTTGTGCCTGTCCGCTCATACTCTGTTTATTCTCACCTGTGCAAAGCCACCATCAGACGATGAAAGTAAGTAAGGCGACAGCATACGGTTTACGAATGGGTAGCGCAGTGTTGGGTCTGAATAATCTTGATATTCGATTTCGATAACATCAATCTTTTCACGCTTCACGCGCTGGCCTTGGTCTGCAATTAATGTTTCACCAGCGGCAGAGCGCAGAGCCATTTCTATGCAGGAATATTCTACTGCAAATGGCACGGTGTCCGCAGGTAGCAGAAAGCCATCAACAATGACGTTAGAGCGCGGCCATGACAGCGTTTGCGTTGCGGTAATGCGGTTACCCTTCCACGCATCGCGGTATGTAGCTTCAAGGTAGTCAGTCGCTTTGATTAGCGCCTGTTCCTTTACGGATGTTGCAAGGCTTGTCCAGCCAGCGATGCCACGGTCAGCAACATAGCCATCCGCAGCCGAAACGCTTGCATAACTATTAGCGTTAGGAACGCCAGCACCAGTTTCGACCACGAATGCCATTTAATTAACCCTTCTTAGAACGACCACGCTTTACAGGGGCTTCTTTAATTTCTTCTTCAGCTTCATACGCTACTGGCGTATCTTCAGCTTCTACCTCTGGCTCTGGCTCTACAGGCGCTACTTCTTCATGCAATTTTACATGAATAGGTGTGCCAGCGGGTGCAAAGATAGCGTCAAGGATTTTATAGCCTTCAGCCTGTAGCTTTGCTTTACGCGCTGCGTTTACAGGGTGCGGTTCATAAATAATCTTAGACATAAATAATCCCTTTATTAAGTGTTGGAGCCACTTTCCGACCGAGAAAGCCCAATCCTGCCAGTGGCCCCTTCACTACTTATTAGGCGTCAGCGTCACCGACAGCAAGAACACCAGCGGTGTGCTTGATGGAAGTGGCAACCTTGTCCCAGTTGGAACCAGTTGCAAGTTCAGCATCCGTTGGCGACTTGCCGCCGTTGGTTACATCCCATGTGTAGCCCTTCAAAGCCACGCCAAAGGTGTAATCGACCTGCATGGTGGTTTCGATGCGGGTCTGACCGTTGCTGGTTTCGATGTTGCTGATAACGTCACCGCCATCATAAACAACGGCAGCGCCGTCAGCCAAGCCAAGCGCACGGGCGAGGTTTGGTGTGCCAGCGGCAGCAAGCGCAGGAGCGTCAGTCACGATGACAGGACGGCCAAGGATGTCCACAACTTGAACATTCTGTGCAACGAACAACTGTGCGCCGTTGGTCAAGTTCTGACCAATGAGCTTGTGGAAGGTTGCGCCGTTGATGACGTTAGCGACGATGTTTGACGAATGGTCACCAAACAAAGCGTTTGCGCTGTTCATCGTGCCATAGCTAAGTGCGTCAGTAGCCGAAACGTCTACAGTCGTTGCAGCGCCTTGGTTGCCGATTGCAGCAACAAGAGCAGCGATTGCAGTGTTCAACTGGTCAGCCATCAAAGCTTCAGCAAAGTTACGCGATGCAACTTCAATGCCTTCCGAAGTAGGCTTCTGCAACCAAGTAAGCTGCGAAGGCTCAAAGCGGATTGGGCCAAAGCCACCAGCAACCTTAACGCCGCTGATTTGAAGCTGCGTCAGGTCAGTTGGCGTTGCCGATGCTTGCGATGCATAGCGGTCTACACGGCGCTGTGCCGAATGGATAGCAGCAAAGAAGCTCTCTTGGTAAAAGTCGCCATCAAAACCTGTGGTGGTCAAACGGATTGCGCCGTTGGATGCACCGTTAAATTTGTCAACCATCTGCGAGAGTGTCTCGATGGTGGCTGGCATGACGTATTCGTTGAATACTTTCATTTGCGAAAGTGACATAATCTATAATCCTTATGCTAAATCAGGGAACATATTTTTAATTGCGTTTACCCGCTGTCCCTTATCGCCGCCAAGATTGCCCTTGGGAGTAACAGAGGTTGCGTTACCGTTTCCGCCAGTGGCTCCACCACCAGAATTAGCGGGAGCAGAAACGAAGTGCTTGCCTTCGTCACTAGCGGCCCATTCGGTAATCGCGTCAAACAACGGTTTATCACCCATAAGTGCAGAATATTGGCCGTTCTCTGCCGTGACCTTGGTATTAGCCTTTAACATCGCCTTTGCAGCCGACATAAACTCTGGCTTGATACCTGCCTTTAGCATCGCATCGTTTAGTCCATTGTCGATTAAGTAAGATTGCAATGCCCCGTCTTTTTCTGAAAGGCTGGTTTGCAATGCTTCAATCGTCTTTGCACTATCCTTTGTGGCTTTGGTTAGCTCCGATTTCAGCGTTTCATTTTCATTCTGCAACGCTGCGTATTCGGCGGGGTCTATTTCAGCACCTTTGGCTTTCGCCTTTGCTACCTTAACTTCACCCAGCAACTGATTATTCTTTGCGCTAAGAACCTCAATCGCTGCTTCTAACTCTGCAATTTTTTCTTCACTCATAGGTTTGTCCTCTGGACGTTGTTGCCCCTCTGGGGCGGTTGGCGCGTCAGCTCTGCCTTCGCGTTAGCTTGCTATTAACACATTTAGAATTGTTTGACCATAATCGCTATGGCCGCCCGTATTTCCTTTCTAATTGTGTCAACGTCAATGGGTTACCACGTTGGTCTAGCAACTGGTTCAGCGTTATCTTGCCAGAGCGCCACAGTTCTGCACGGCCCTTGCCTAGCATCTCATCTGCAAACTCTGGTGGCTTGTTCTTTAGAAATTGGTCAAAGGTAAGGTTTTGTGCAACCTGCCCATCCATGCTAGCACGGGTTCTTGGCGCTATCTGGTCAGCGGCCTTACCCGTTATCTCTGACATAGACCTTGTAACAGGAATAGATGTGGAGCGGCACGCCCAGTGTGCGGGTGGCCCGTTGTCCCACGGGATGCTGTGACCAATGGGCTTAAACTCTGGAAACGTCCATGTCTTGCCAGAGCGTGCAATGCAGATGTCAGAGGTGCGGCTATCCAGTGTTGATACCCATTGCACCGCTTTGATAATGTCTGCATTCTCCATGTAGCTTGCCATGCGAACGTCATTAGCTACAGTCTGTGTGGCAGTGCGTGTAATAGCCATTGCGTCACGGCGTGTCTTGGCAATAGGCTCACTGCCCTTGTCGCCCTTGCCCATGATTGATTTGGCAATTTGTGCGTTTGTCAGGCCAAGGCTTACACCATTCTTGACAGCGCGGCTGATGTTGAAGCGTGTGGTTTCGTTTAGCTGCCCAAACCATTCGCCCATTGTGCCGCCTTGTATGACGGCAGACTGTGCAATAGCGGTTATAGTGCTGGCAGCGGGAATAACTGTGTCAATGCCTACGCTAGCAAATGCGCCATTGATAAACGAGGCTTCAGATGCGGCAATGCCAGCAAGGTCAGGCGGGTTCACCTTTACCAAGCTGACAAGCTCTGTGATTGCTTTGTCAAGGCGCTTGCCTTGGTATTCAGACAACTCCTTGCCCTTTAACGCTTTGAGAATGTCTTGTGCGACACTATCCAGTTGCTTGTTCATGGCAACATTTTCGCCAGCAATAATCCGCTCTAATAGCAGTTGCCGTATCGTTAGCAGGTCAAGAAGTTGGTCTGATACATTCATCAATTAGGCTTTGGTAATTGCCCTTGTGCCTGTTCCATTAGCTTACGCATAATGGGGTCAGATACGCGATGCGGCAATTCAGCTAGAGCAGCCAAGATAACATTGATTTCGTTGATATTTACGTTCAACGTCAATGTTGGTTCTTGTGGCTGCTCACCTGCGTCTACCAAGTTATCAAGCTGTGGGTTCTTCATTTAATG